GGGGTAGAGGGCTCTGATCACTTCTCGTTGTTGTCGGCGCTCTTGGTCTTCTTGATGGCGATTTGGCTCAGGGTGTCGATCGTCTTGAAGGCGGCATAGGCACCAACCGCGGTGAGGGCAATATACTTCGCTACGTCCTTGCTTCGCTCAGCGATGAGCTTGACAGTTTCGGGGCGAAGGAACTTGTCTTCGTCGGGGGTGGCTTTCTTGTCGTCCTTCTTGGGGAACGTGACCTGAACTTTCGGGGTTCGTCCAAGCATGGCGGTCCAATCAGAGTAGGGGTCTCATAATAGGGCCTGTAAAACTTGGGAAACCCAAACCCCCTGTTAAGGGGGCCGGGCTTCTGAGGTCAGCTCTCGGTGTTGTTCTCCTGAGGCACGACGCTGATGAACCAGAAGGCACCCGGGTCAGCTTCCTGGATCACAATGTCGTCGCGCTCCAGCAGCTTCGTCTTCTCCTCACCGCTGACCTCCTTGAAGGGCTCGAACTCAACGGCGATGGCGTCCTTCTGAGAGGAGTTCTTCGCGGCGTTGATAGCGAGCGCTACGGAGGCAGCGGCAGCGGTGAAGGCGATAGCGGCGGGGGCGACGGCCTTGATCTTCTGCTTGATTTGGGCGAGCTTCTGCTTCTTCTGGTCCTGGTTCATGGGATTCCAATCGATAGTAGGGGTCTCATTATAGGGTCTGTAAAATTTGCGACCCCGAAAAAGGAAAAAGCCATACCCCATGTAGGGGTAGAGGGCCTTGGTCAGTCCTCCATGAGGAGAGTCATCTTGTAGAACTCGTAGTCATTTCGAATTGCTGCGTCTTTATCCACGATGTGGTCGTAGGCGCCGTCTCGGGCCATGTCCATCACGATCTGCGAAGCCTTCAGCATGGCGATCATCTCGGCAGCGGAAATGCTGCTGGAGTTGCCGCTCTTGCTTTTGTGGGCCTCGCGAAGAGTGGTGAGGATATAGCCCAGACTGGCGCCGAAAGCGGCCGATCCGGTGATAATGAGCATCAAGCCGAGGTAGAACTTTCGGTTCATGGTGATGCCTTTCGTAGGGGTCTCATTATAGGACCTGTAAAACCTGCGAAGGCAAAAAAACAGAGGGCGTGTAAACCTTGTTAGGGTCTACACGCCTTCCATTTTGACTTCCGTCGGGTACAGCTTGTTGTTACTTGATGCTCTTCACGACGAAGCCGAGGGCCTTCGAGGTCATCACGTGCGCGTGCTCGTAGTTGAGGATCAGGAGGATGCCCGCGAGGTTCGTCGCGGCAGCGGCCATCGCGTCAGGGCTCACGCGCTTCTTCGAGTTGGTCTCGTTGTGAAGCTTGGTGAGGGTGACGTAATGGTCCGATACCTTGGCGTAGTTCTCGTCCGTGGCAGGGTCCATGTTCTTCAGTACTTCGAGCAGGCGCGCGATCTCGATCTCGAGGTCGGTCGGCTCAGTCTTCTTGAGCTTCCAGTTCTGCAACAAGGCAGGTCCTTTCGTAGGGGTCTCACTATAAGGCTTGTAAAATGTGCGACCCCTGTGAAAGTCGCTACGGCTTGATGATCGGTGTGCTGCCGGTGTCACTGTTGACCTTGAAGGTCACTTCGTCCTTGTGCTGCATGCTCTCGGGTTCATCATTGAGCTCGAGCGAGAACACCTTCTTGGTGCCGTCTGCCGAGTCCTGTATGTTGATCTCGCCTACGTACTGCGCGTTGTTGGCGTAGTACGACTTCTTCGAGACATGGATGGTCCCGCCGACGATCGTATTCAGGAGGGCGATTGTTCCGGCGACCTCTTCGACCTTCGGAAAATGCCAGATCTGGGCCAGACCGATATACAACGCCGAAAGAGCCGGAAGGACGATCGTCGCCGTCTTCTTCAGCACGTTGTACTTCTTGTCACTCAGGAGCGGCTTCCCGCTCGGAGCGGCGCTTGACGACACGGACATTGTTGGCGTACTCCTCGTTTTGATGGCGAACGTGGAACATCATGGCATGTCTGTCGTGACCTACGATCGGAAGGTCGGATACCCCGTTCATGATGCGCTCAGCCACCCCGTTCCCACCAAGAGCCTTGTATGGCTCAAAGAAGTACTTCTGGTAGTCCTCGTACTCGTCTCGGCTGATCCACCCCCGATCGATATACTTTTCGCCCTTGTCCATGAGCTTCTCGTAGGCAAGGCCCATCAGCAGACGAGTCGTCGCCGACTTGTTGTTGTCCTTGCGCATGATGTAGGCCCAGAAGCCTGACGAAGCGAGCACGGTAATGGCGGAGGTCAGAACTATCTGAAGCCCGTTTTCCACGAAATATCCTCCCCTAATTCCCCAAGATGAGATCTACTTTAAGTCGTCCTCTTCCAGACCCCCGCGCTGCGTCCCCATGTTTCAGCTAGCTTCCATACTCCGCCTACTCGAACGTAGGGGACGGCAAGCTTCCATGTGGTGCCCACCAAAATATAGGCACCAGCGACCGTTCTCATGCTTGTGGGTTTGGACCATGCACTCCAACCGACAGAGTTCTGAGCCCTGACGAATATGTAGTACGTAGTGCCTGGAGTGAGACCCGTTACCACCTGTGGCGAGTTGGCCGATACTGTCGACGTGGGGGTCGACGAGTTCGTTCCCCAACCGATTTGGTGGGCGGTAATCGAACTTCCGCCGTTGCTGTTGTCCGTCCAGGAAACATCAACACTTGTAGCCGTGACGCTCGACAGAAGCGGCGCGCTTGGAGCGGTCGGAACCGCTTGCGTCTTTGCGCTGGCTCTGCCGGACCAGGGACCCCAACCAACTGAGTTGTGAGTTCTGGCCCAGAAGTAATACGTCGTGTTCTGAGCCAGCCCGGATATGGTGGTCGATCCATCCGAGCTGACAGTCGTGCTCGATGACGCATCAGAGTTGTTGTCGTACCTGATCTGGCGGGAGTCGATCGCGTCGCCGCCGTTACTGCCGTCCGTGAACGAGACGACAACCGACGTGGCCTTGATGCCGGATATCTTCGGCGTACCAGGCGCCCCGGGAACTGAGTCCCGGGTGACGGAATGCGTGAACGTTGTGGGCCCGCCCATACCGCCGATACCCGTGGCGGTGAGGAGCTTGAACGTCACTGTTTGGTTGTAGGTCGCTGTTTTCGAGCCTACGTGGTACCAGTCAGCCCCGGTCGGGTAGTTGATGGACTTGTTGTCCGTATCCCCGTTGACCGTATAGCTGAAGTCGAGCCCGTTGTACCAGTCGCTGGAATATCCGGCCTTGAACCAGAACTCGACAGAATCCCCGGTGTCCCGGATCATCATCGTGCCGGTTGAGCCGGTGGATTTAGTCCAGTCAGTCACGGGTCACCTACCCGACGATCTTGAAGTAGATGTCCCCGTCGACTCCGCCGGTTGGATCTGCGACACCTGATGTGATTCCGGCCGCGGCTCGATAGGCGGCTTTCCCGGTCGGAACGGTGCTCTTGACTTCTGCCACATAGTCACGGGTACGGTTTACTTCAGTTGCTCCGTCCTTCACCAGATCGGTGTTGGATACGAGCGAATATCCCGCGGCTAGAGCTTCGTCTCCTACCGCCATTTCATACCTCCTATCAAGACATGTCCATCCACTTCTCAGTGGTGAAGTCGATCCACTTCTTGTCCGCGGGAAGCGCGACCCACGATCCAGGCGTGACGAACTGGGTCACGGCAAGCGTCGGATAGGAGCGGACTCCTTGCTTGTCCGACACAAATATGTGTTCCGTGACCTGCATGCTGTTCGAGACACCGTCGATGTTTCGCGTCTCGACCAGATCCCCCAGGTTGTAGTCGACACCATAGACGTACTGACTTGTCTGGCTGATCTCTCCGTCGAACGCGTGGATCTTCCGGTTCTTGGCGAGCTCGTCGATACCTCGTTGGAGCATCTGGGCTTGAGCTGTTGGCGGGTCGGTACTGGTGATGTCATCAGCTTTGACGATCAGCACGCGACGGTCGAAACCGGAAATCGACGGGTCGACGTCGCTCGGATATACGATTCGCGTACCAACCGGTGTTATGACGTAAGCGGCGTTCTTGTACACCGCCACTGACCTCAGCTCTGAGGTGTTGTGAAGGTTCCCCATTCCGGAGCTGAATATCACTGCTGGCAGAGTCGACTGATGTGATGTTCTGTTGCTGCCCATGTAGATGTCGAACCACAGTTGAGAAGTGTCGGCATTACGAACCAGACGGAACCCCATCAAGTACTGGTCGCACAGAGTCTTCTCCGCGTCATACAGAGTAGTCGGTTCGACCACATAAGTGATGGTGTCCGTCGGGGCAGGCGTCGTGTCTGCGAGGAATATGCTTCCCTCGTTGATGAGAGAGATCTTGTCCCCGACGTCAAGAACCCCCGTCACGCAAATATCGTGAAACATCTGCGTAGCTATCGCCTTGGGGGTCCCCGTCAACGTCCATGAAGGATTCGTGGTGGTGTCGTTCATCGCGCTTCGGGCCATGCGCTGATCCAGCACGGATTCCAGCGAAGGACCTTTGACGGTGAGAATCTCCCGGCCCTCGTCGTCGACGCCATCCTCGACAGTCTCCACGATCATGACCCGATAAGACGGGATGATCGCCAGCTTGGTTCCTTCTGCGAACAGCCGACGATTACCCTGGGTCGAGTTCACCTTCAGCTCGAAATCGCCAGCCGACGCAAATCTCTCGGTCCAGATGAGAGACTCGTACCGGTCGACGACTTCGCTCCGCCTGTAGAGACTGTCGAGGATGTAGATGTCCATACCCATCACAGCCCTCCATAAAGCTCGGAGTACGTGATGGAATATGGAATGGGCGTAGCCCCGGTGATGTACACCCTGAAGTGATTATCACCGGGACTCAGCTGGACCCAACTGGATTGTGTCGTCATGCCGTACAACAGCGATGTCGTCACGCCCGATCGGGTCCGTCGTACGTACTTGTTTCCTTCGACGGTGCTTATGGTCACAACGTCACCGGCTGCAAGAGACGCCTGAATATCCAGACTCTGGACGATGCCGTCTGGACCGGTGTTGTAGATGGTGAACTCGGTCAGGGTCTGGTTCACGTTCAGGGTGAGCGTGAAACCCGTGGCGATATCACCATGGTACTGGTACAGATTGTTTGTAGTGCTGTTTACCGTGGACCCGGAGACCGTCGTTGGGGTCACATTGACGAACTCCGGGTCGAAGCAGAGAATCGAGACTTCCGCTTGCGGTTCCTGGGAGAAGAGTTTCGACTTGCAGGTCTCAACCCTCCCAGCGATGTTCACGGTGAGACCATCGTCATCATAGAACCGAAGACTCACATAGCTCTTCGGAAGGAAGAAGTTGTACAGATTCTTCCTCAGACTTCTTACGCTGTTTTCGACGTAGTCGGTTTCCAGGCCCAGCGTCAGGACGATGTTGCGCTTCCCGATGCTGCTGCTCTGGTACTGCTCTCCGTCCGTTCCAGCGAAGTCCGACGAAATGATCGTCGCGTCAACGGGGTCTAGACCGTCAACGTCTTGTACGCTGTAACCGCCAGATATGTCATCCAGCGGCAGGCTCAGAAGAGTGCCCTGGAGGGTTCGAGCTTCGATCAGAGTGATCACTAATCCTCCAGATCCTTCTTCAACTTGGAGATTTGGTTGTTCGACCTACGGTAGATTTCCGCAGCCGCCAGAGCCTTGGGCGAGTAGTTGTTCTGTGTGAAACTGACCGACTTGGACACGGGAGCCATGTCTGCAGAGGTTGCTTCCTGCGTGCTCATCCGCTCCGAGGAAATAGCCTTCGCCTTGGCATAGGCAGCGTCAACGGAGACAGAATGGTCAGGCAGAATGCTGCCAATTTGACCGGCGCTCTTCTTCACACTAGACAGATCCAGCACCGGAGTGATCGTCGGCTGGATGTTGACGTCAGCAGTGATCAGGTCTGAGAATCCGAGCATAGACTTACGCAGAGATTCGACGGCGGCCGTTCCGGTAGTCGCAGCGGCCTTACCGACAGAACCGGACATTTCGTCCAGACCCTTGATAAGTCCCTGCGCGGAATAATCGCCGATCTCCATAAAGACCCGAGACGGAGACTTGATACCGAGAGCCTTCTTGATGGCCTTGATCATGTAGCCAGCGATCTTGTCCATCTGCTTCTCGATGGCCGCCTGCTGCTTCTCGAGACCCTTGACGAGTCCCTCGGCAGACTTGACCGCGGCGTCGTACAGCTCGCTGGATGCAGAGCTGCCGAGAGCCTTGGCTGCCGCAGCCAACTGACTGTCGAGGCTGTTGACCTCGTTTACCGCGTTCTTTCCGCCTGCGAGAAGCTCTTTCGCAAACGGCAGTGCATCGACACCCTTGCCCAGAAGCTGCTTGTATGCAGCGTCGTTCAGACCGAGATCACGAAGCCTCTGAAGAGTGTTCGCGAACTGCTTGGTCTTCTCGATCTGGTCCTTGAGGCTGGTCTCGTAGTCGACAACCTTGGTGTCAGCCGAAATATCCGGCAACACCGAGTACTGATCCGTGATCGACTTCTTGAAGTCGTCGCGGGTCTTCTTGATGTCGACCAGAGCCTGCTTGGCGTCCTTGATCTTCTGTGTGTACTGGTCATACTTGACCGTCAGCTTGTCGAGAGCGCTGTGTTCGT